CAAAAAGCACCACAGCCGACGCAAGCACCACAGCAAAAAGCATCACAGCCGACGCAAGCACCACAGCAAAAAGCACCACAGCCGACGCAGACGAGGCGGCAATCCAGCTTTTTTGCTACCCGGAGTTCTTTTAGCAGCCCAAAAAATGGTTCAACATCATGCATCAAAATCTAAAAGAAGGGGTAAAAGAAGGGGAAAAGGAAGGCGACGACGATAAATTAAAATATATACTACATATATAAATGGGTTCTAACAAATTGCGCCAAAAAAACCGTCAATCTAATAATCGCCGTCAAACTAGACGCCGCCGTGGAGGAAATCCTGCGTTTTTACTACCTGGGGTTCTTTTAGCAGCCCAAAAAATGGTTCAACACCACACAAAAAGAAAAAGCAAACGTAAACGTAAAGGTAAAAGAAGAAGATAATTTTAAATATTTACTACATATATAAATGGTTACTAGACGTATGGATCATAACAGTCATCCTAGTAGAAAAGGTCGTCATGCCAAAAGGCACCATACCAAAGGTCGTCATGCCAAAAGGCACCATACCAAAGGTCGTCATGCCAAAAGGCACCATACCAAAGGTCGTCATGCCAAAAGGCACCATACCAAAGGTCGTCATGCCAAAAGGCACCATACCAAAGGTCGTCATGCCAAAAGGCACCATACCAAAGGTCGTCATACCAAGCATAAACTTTCTACACGTGGATCTTTAAGACGTCGTAGTAAAAGTGGAGGTAATGTAGACTATAAATTTTCAGGTCTTCTTTTACAATCTAAAAAATTAGTCCAAAACACTGGGTTTGGTTTTTAAATATATCCTTTAATATAATGAGCGATATATTTAAAGAAAACATAAAACAATGGGTAACACTAGATAATGAATTGCGTATATTAAACGAACATGTCAAAGAACTTCGAGACAAACGTAATTCGATAAATGAGGATATTATTCGTTATGTAGAAACCAATCAATTAAACGCATCTACCATTCAGTTATCTGATGGCTCTTTAAAATTTGCCAAACAAAAAATATATGCTCCTTTAACATATACCTTTTTACTAGAAGTTTTAAAGCAAATATTACCTGAAAGTCAAGTCACTACCATCATTGACTATATAAAACAAAAAAGAATAACAACCCCTTCTACGGTTATTAAACGTTCTTTAGAATAAATAATATACTATTATTATATACAAATGAACACATTATGGTATAGATGTGATCTGGTACAAAAATATAGGGATATGAAACATAATACTTTAAAATCACAAAACAATCCTATATGTATAGATCAAAGTCATTTAACTCACGGAACCTATAGAATTACCACACCTGGTTTTTACATGCTTAAAGAAGACATTGTATTTCACCCTAATCCTGAAAATGACTTTAAACCTACTGAACAACAGTTTGAAGATGGTATTTATTCTAGACAAGCAAATCGTTTAGGATTTTTTGCGGCTATTACTATAGAATGTCCTAATGTTATACTAGATTTAAATGGATACACTCTATCTCAATCCCTATTACACAATTCAAAACAACGATTTTTTGCATTAATCGAATTAGCAAATACTCCATTTATTCCAAATGCCGGTCCAGCAAATTTTGGTAAAGATATTCTAACTGCTTCCAATACTATTATAAAAAATGGTACATTAGGATTATCCAGTCATCATGGTATACACGGAAATAATAATAAAGATATTCTTATACACGACGTGGTATTTAAAGACTTTGAGGTAGCAGCAATATCCTTAAATGCACCTAAGTACCTTTATATCAATGACTGCCATGTAAAAGGTAATAATACACGCATTATGTCAAATGCCATGTTGTCTCAAAGTATATTTGACTTGCCATTTTTAAATACTGTTAGAGAAAACAATCCAGATGCCTTTTTACAGACTAAACACGGAAAAATATCGATACACGAGATTTACAATAAAGTGCAACAAGAAATAGATTTATTTTTTAATGCATTAGCGTCTAATAGTTCACCGCCTTATCAAGGTGTTTTTGGTAATCCATCTGGATTATTAGACGGTAACTGTTACGGTATTGTATTAAACTCGCGAGGTCCTGTAATAGGTAGTTTTAAAGACTTTTCTCCTACCAATGATACGAATTGTTCCGTAGTGATAGAGAACACCCTTATTGAAAATATAACTTCAAGTGGATTAGAAATAGCTGGTTATGGATCAAGTGAGAACACAACCAACGGTAGTTATGGTAAAGATCAACTTGTGGGTCCATTAGGAGATATTATACAATTTCACGAGGCATTGGATGAGGAAGGATTTTATGCAGGTCATCTCGTAACAGACATGCAACTAATCATTAACAAATATAGTAAAACTAAAAAAGAAAAGGGTAGTAGTAATGTCCCTCTAAAAATGATACAAGAATTAGAATTGGGTAAACAACCTATGCACGAAATATTAAAAGATCAAGGTTATTATATTATACCCAACAGAGATTCCATGGGTCATCATATGAAAGGCAATGCGGGACTATTTATATCGCAAGGATTTCGTATTATGTTAAAAGATATCACCATCAAAGATATTCATAATAATGGATTAGGTAGTTCACCGTCTTGCGAAACGTCTGGTGTATTATTATCAGGGACCAATCACATTTCCATGATAAATACAACTATTCAGAATATTGTTTCTAAAAAAGGGGAAGCAGAATTGGTTCGCTATAAAGGGAAAAATAATAATATTATTATAGATAAATGAATCATTTATCAAAACCTTCTGGTTTACACCTAACACACTATGATATAAAATCTAATCATAACATGGTAGAAGGCGGATTATACAATGAAAGTTTATATAGTAATTTACTTAAACAGCAATTACAATCAAGTGTAAAACGGTGCTCTAGAAAGAAAAAAACCGTTTCTGTAAATAAAACAAAAAAAGCAAAATAATATTCTAATTATCATTATATGCAGATTGATTATACTCTTTTAAATGAATGTATCATTTGTTTAGATTCAAATGATACACGCAACCCTATTATTGATTTAAACACGGTAAATAAACCGTGTGATTGTAGTTCACCGATCCATTATAAATGTCTAAAAAAATGGTATCGTTATAAAGCTATTTGTCCTATATGCCGAAAATCGAATCGGAGGCAGAGACATACGAACCGTCGTGTACTTTCGCAAGACATAGAATCGCAAGACATAGAATCGCAAGACATAGAATCGCAAGATACAGAAGAGCGTGACTATACGCTTGTATGTTGTAGTCCGTGTTCGTATATCTTATGTTTTTTTATTATCTTTATTTTTATGCTAATGCATAAACAAAGGTTTAGACCTCCGAACATTTAGATCTATTACCTCCTCTACTATTAATGAATTCCCTTTGTTCTGGTGTTACGCAATATACACCTCCATATCCACTTATTTGACTTGCGCATGTGGGACTAGTTTTAGTAGTCGCAAACATGGCTAAATTATCCATAGCACCTGTCTTGGAACCCTCTATTACACTATACGTATTACTATTTCCACCTAAACTATTCATATCTTTATCATTTACTTGCTTTACCCAACTATACATATTACCTCCGTCATTATTATAATTTTGAGGAGTACTTAATCCTTCCATACCTTCATATCGCTTATCCATAGGTCTAATACATCCGCATAGCATATATCCACCGGCTATAAATCCAAATAATAAACATATTATAATGATCTCAATACGACATTTTGAACCAAAAATACTAATCTCATTCATATTATATAATGTTTATAGATAAAATTATTCTAAATGATAGATAATATACTTTGTCTATCTTCTTTGAAAAATAATCCCATATTTACTGAATAATCGCCTATAAATACATCGTTTACATAAAAACCACCTTTATCCGTAATTAAATGATATAATGGGTTATCTGTACTACTATGTTTTTCTATACTATCCATTATATTATAACTACACCCTAGATGTTTGTCTAGTATTTGCACATTTGTCCCCCCTGTTATACGTTGACCTTTTACTTCCACCGTACGTATTTTCATATCCTTCGGAAAAATAACTACAGTACCACACACTTTACTATTTGGAAAAACTACATCATCTATCTCTACACTAGATAAAGGTTTATAACTACTATCTTGCATTCGAATAGGAGTATCTATCAATCCCCCATTCATACAAGCGTGAATATCATAGGTAGAGGGGTAAGAGACTTGATATCTATTGTAAATCCAACGTTTTAAATAGTCGCAATCTTCTATGGTTACATCATCATAGTCACAAAATACAACATCATTTATGTGTATTTGCTTTGATGCAGTTGTTATACACCATATGTCTTTTTGTGGATAATGTGATATCTTACTACTATTAATACTGCTTTTTACCGGTATACATAGTTTATTTTCATATACATAATGATTACCCGAAACTATAATACCCTTATACGTATACATGTCTATAGGTGTACTACTAAACTTCAAGACACTCGTGACAACACCGTCGTGTAATAGTTGTTCTCCTATAGTTAAATTCTCTATCGATTTTATAGAACCATCTGCCAAGACTAGTTTAGTTTCTTTATCGAAACATGCTGCTGGATTAACGTTATTAAGTAAACTCTGACCAAAATACGCAAACCCAGATACTAAATGGGCGACTACGGTATTAATTATCGTAAATCGGTTAATCGCCTGAGACATTTGATTAAATATCTTAGAGTGTGTGTCTATGGTATTAGATAAATTATCAGTTATATCACCCAATAAACCTGAAATGGAATCTGTAAAACTTCCTAGAGACGTTATAATCGCTTTTAAGGAATCTGCTATACCTAGAAGAACTGAAATTATATCATTTATTATCGTTGTAAATGGACTTACTAAAAAATTACCTAAACCCCCCAATGATTTCTTTGCACATAAGTCTGCATTATCTTCTACATACTGTAAATCGTTCCCGTCCGCAGGTGGATTGATTACACTGGCAAAAGGCATATACAATGGATTGCAGTTAATGGGATTGGTTTCATCATTCCATTTTTTTTTTAATCCTTTTAAATGATTTATAACATATAAATATATATTTATACCAATTAACGTAATAGCTATACATAGAGCCATGACAACATCTCCGCCATATTGTTGTATATATCCCTTTTTATCATATATTTTATTTACCTTTTCTGCTAAGTTATCCGATGACATATAATACTTAGAGGGAAATTAAAATCATTTATAAAACCATTCATCTTCCCAATCCCAAAATATTTCATTATCTATTACTATTTTATGATCACTTGTAATTAAACATATTACTATGTCTGTAGATTTATCCGTTAACATGGATTTATGATACTCTTTTACTTTTACATACTTTCCTTTATCTTTATCTAATACTAAATGTTCGCCTGTTACAAAAATCGCTCGTGTTTTACCTTCTATTTTATAAAACTTTTCTTTTATGTTTCCTTTACTATCTACATTTGTTAACTTCACAATACCTTCTACTCTACTACCATTTACTAACTCGTCGCCCAACTCTATATCCTGAATGGATTTCTCCGTATTATCTTTTAAGGTAAGCAGCGTTTCTGGATGAAAACATACCGCATTGTCTAATGATTCTGCGGTTAATGCTACTCCTTGTGCTGTATACTGTAATACCGATGCTATAGCTGAGGTTCTGGAAATAGCGTCTATTAAATTATCCGTAATACCTGAAAATATACCAGTGATTCCTCCTATGGAATCAAATAAACCACCAAACGTTCCTGAACTTGTATCTGTTATACCAACCACATATCCTTGCAGATCTGATATGGTACTTACGATGGTACTTATCAATACATTCACTACACCTATGCTATCAGTTATAGGTTCTAAAGCAGCTTTCATAATACCCCCAGAAGAGTTCGTCATGCAATACTTCATATTGTCTTCCGGTTCAATCCCGGCTATGCTTTTAGAAAAGGGCATGTAGGCTGGATTACACCTATAGACTCCCCAATTCTTACGTATAGCACTTGTTTGTAGAATGGCAATACTAAATGCATACATTAGTAAAAAAACCATAATGATTAATACAGCACCCAATACATCTCTTGTTCTCATATTATATTATCCATTGATTATTATTTTACTTATACTACTATTTAACTTAATAATAATATAACATCACCTAAATCCGAATTGTCATAAATATTATTGTCGTTTAACTTAGGTATTCCTTGCTGTTTTAACACTATTTTATTATTACATATGCTAGTTTGTTCTATTTTCTTTTTTCCTATTACTGGTATAGCATAAGTATTATCATTATATTGATCTCTAGTTAATGTTATATGCACATTATTCATTCTGTCTATGATTACATTTTTATCACTACATTTACACGATACTTGCAAGACATAATCTTGCATGGGATACTCCACTGTTTCGTGCCAAAGTGGTACATACACCGTATTTTTCTCGTGTGTCAATACATAAATTTTTTGTTCCCACATATCTTTAAAAGAACATTGTAGTTCTATCGAAATGGTTTTATTACGTATCATTTCTTCTATCTGCTTTATTATAGTATCTGGTATATGCAATACTTCTTTTTGTTTATATAACACCTTATATATAAGTAATAAGCGACGCCTTGAACACTTTTCTAATATCGTTTCTATTTTTGTATTTAAATTACGACATAGTAGATCTACTATTACATCTGAATCTTTTATATAATAACTAAGATACTGAGCTAATAAAGTACGATAATTCATTTTTTGTGGTTTTATTTGTTTTTCTTTACATATAACCTGATACGCTTCTTGTAACTCTTGGAAATGTTCTTTGGCATTAGAAGATTTATTTTTATCAGGGTGATATTTTAGTGCTAAAAGGTGATATTTATGTTTTATTTGTTTATCTGTTAATGTATGTATGTCTTTTTTATGGATACGCAAACATTTACATGCTTTTTTTAACTCCATGAATATCGTCTACTATATAATAAATAATCTTCTCTAAATGATAAATAGGTCTATAATTATTATTGTATAATTGGAAAAACTCATTTATATATATAATACAATTAATATCAATAACTATATTTAATGTTATATATTTTCTTATTAATTTCCATAGTAATAAAGAAACATCTATATCATAGATTAAAAAATCATATAAATAATCCCTCACCACTTTATAACTAATATCTGGATATTGGTCTAAATAATCATATAATGTATCACATAATTTATTATGATAAGGTACCAAAGGAAATCCTGATTTGTAGGCTTTTAAATTTTCAAGACCTATTTTTGTTGTGGTTTTATTTCCTATTTTTTTTATACATTGTGTAGAACTCAATTTAGGTGTGGATATTATATTAAAATACTTATAGATATTGTTAGGTATAAATGATATATGATCCGTAATCAAGATAAATTTAACTTGATAATCTCTAGCATCTTGAATATAACTATAAAATACCTTTAATAAATCTGGATTAATTTTATGGAAATTTTTACACATAATTACTTGGTAATACTTGTATTGTTGAATGATATGTATAATATGACTATAAATCTCGTGCCATATTTGCTTTGCGTTACACCCTAATTGTTCCATGTCGATTTCATAATGAATATCGCTAATACGAATATAATAAATGGCGTCTTTACCTACATTTATAGTAATTTTTTTATCATATTTTAAACAAGAATTACTAAAAGTGGATAAATAATACAATACACTAGAATATTTACCTGAACCAGATATGCCGTATACAATGAGGTCTTTTAACTCCTTGAAAGGAATCAATGGATTGGATCTTAATTTAGATTTTTTATATAGTTCAACATACTCGTGTAAATCTCCATCATGAAACTTCATATACTATACCCTATTAATCCTTGTTTAAACTATTACTTAAACATATTCCTTTGATTTTATTTAATTAATGTATTATACCATAACTATTCCTATTAACGAATTCCATATAGAAAATGTTATTTTAAAAGATCAAACCATTAATAAAATTATTCCAAATAGTACTTTTTGCAAAGTAATGTATTCTACGGGTGATTGTCATATTACCGGTATACCATTACAGATTCAATTGCCGGAATTTAATAATGGTATTAAATATAAATATATTATCCATAAAGAAAAATCAAAGTCTATTCTTACACAAATTCAACGCATAGAAGAGGGTGTCTTACAACGTTATAGTAAAAATATAACAAACAAAAAACCTATTTTTAAATTAACCTCTCAATTAGAGCGTGGTGCCATTAAAATAAATAGTGATAGTTCTAAAAGTAATTTATTTACCATTAAAATTATAGGTATATGGGAAACAAATGACGAATATGGTATTACTTATAGAATTACTAACCATCTGTAACAAACAACTCGCTATTTATATATAGTACTATCACCAACATAAAATTGACTATAGTTAAAATAGCATTTAATGAAGCTTGTTGTGTTGAATATAATTTTTTCATTTTTTGAAATATCTCATTATTACTACCTTTAGCTATATCACTTACATCTTTTGCATCTTTCGACGTTCTAATTACTTCTACTATAATCATTAACAGTTGTGCAACAACGATCCACATATAAGCAGTACTAGCAGTGTAAAAGGTTTTCGGCATTTTATTGTTAACAATTTGATCATAATAATTAATATATATATCAAACACCCACCCGGTTAATACAATCATTACAAGCAACGTACGAAAATGAAAGAGTCTTTTCATAATTCCTAGTATACCAGGACCACTATTAGACATCGCACTGGTAGATAATCTAAACTGGACTAATAATATACCTAACATACAAGCAAAAAGAATGCACATGGATAAGAAATAAGCACTATTAGATATTACATTGACCAGCAATGCTAAAATGGCTATTCCTGCTAATACTTGTATAAAATATATTGTATCATTGGATTCATTTTGCGCCATATATATATAAAATATAATCTATTTTTATAATAATGAGTTATTTTAGTAGAAATACACAACAACCTTTAATTAAAAACGAAAGAGAGTATCAAGTACAAGAACATGTTATTTGTATCCAATCTGAAGATAGAGATACGCTTAAATGGCCAAGCAGTTCACAATTCGAATTTGAATTACCCATTGAATACAAAAATGTCAGCGGAATACGTATCCTAGATATACAAATACCTACTACATTCTATACCTTTACTCACCGACGCCAAAATACCAAATTGCTCGTTGTATACAGCGGCACTACCTATACCGTCACTATAGAGGAAGGTACTTATACTCCTGAAGAACTATGCACTGAACTCACTGTTAAAATAAATGCTCAACTTAACACGGTTGGTGTAAGCGTAATAGTTAAACACAATGCCATTAATAAAAAAATATATTTGTTCTCTGATAAAGAAATTAGTCTCGACTTTACTGTAGATCCATATTGTAATGTAGATACGGTTGATGTAAGCAATTGCCCCGTTTGTCCTATACCTCCTTCACATTTCGCGAGAAGCAATCGCGCTAAAAACTATCTTACGTCAAGCACCGTATACGCTGCTAATTCATGCAACACTAATACCTGTGTGGATACTACAGGTGAAAACAGTTACAACCTAATATACTCGGACGCATATGTTATTAACCATGGTCCTACTGCATATGATAAACAAAGCGAATGGGGATTAGGTAGTTATATGGGATTCAATAAACAGTACTATGAAAGTGAAACTGCCGTAGATTCTGAATTTGCGTGGATTAATGAAGGCAGTTTAGATAGTATATTACCTGATGATACTACACCTGGTTACGTAATTAAAGGTCCTACTACTATAAATATATGTGATTTTGATAATATTTATATGGAATTGGATAAATACAACTGTTTAGATGAACTAGAACCATACTGTTATAATACTAATGCAGCAAATCAAATTAAATATGCTTGCTATAAAGGTAAGAAAATTCCTATTTGTTGCAACAATCAACTGCCTAATAAAACCTATAACGGCAAACATAATTCGGCTATCGCTGTTATACCTGTTGGGGGTAATACATCCTATCAACCTGGTGATAGTATGATTAGTGGAACCTATGACAGCATGCCTCCTATACCTAGAATTAAAAAATTCAAGGTAAAGTTTCGTTGGCATGACGGTGATCTTGTAGATTTTAACAATTGTAATGTAAATTTTATAATTCAAGTCATGGAATTAGTCAATGAAATCAATAAACCCCCTAGCATTACAAACTTAAGTTCCATTGTATTTTAACTACTTTTTAGTTATACCTCCTAACTTATCATATATATCTGGAAATCGACCTTCAGCGTGATATTTTTTTCGTACATAACTATACCAATCCTTTTTTAATACCATATCTTCAAATTGCTCTCGTGACAACGTGGTTACCGCATATTGACCCATGTACCCTTCTTTGTTATAGGTCATTTTTTCCAACTGCTCTAACAACTTATCTTTATCTCGTACTTTATGAGAACAACCATATATTCCTATATCCACATAAAAATCTTCTAAGGACGTCGATTGCAATAACCCTAAAAACGAGGTTTTTAATTGTACGGCACTTATAATCTTGGTTATCTTATCACTCATCGCTATATCTTTCGATAACTCTTCTATCAATGAGTCGACTTGGTCTGTATAAAAAAACTCTTTATATTGTTTAATATACTTTATTATCTCCTCACAATTCATGGTTTCTGATAGTTCTAGCAATATCTCTAAAATCTTACGGTGTTTTTTATTTGTTATCAACATGGTCAATCCTTCCTTTTCTTTTAGTGACAATGATTTCAATAACTTATACATTATGGTTTTTTGTCTTAGCGTGGCATCCACATTACGACAAACACACAACCAAATTGGATATATGGCGTACTCGGCTTCGGCAAATTCTAATATAGACTGCGTTTTCGATAAAGGTACTACCGAATCTTGTATTTCAATCTGCCTACATTTCAGTATTCCATTCATAATGGGTTGCAACACTATGTTTTTATCCGAGGCGTGATTTACAAATGGATTTACGCCTCTACATAGTTTGTTATCCCCCATAATATGCTTTAGCAACCAAAAAGAACCTCGGTCATGACGAAAGTAATAATCCAATAGATTCATGGTACAAACGTCTTTACCTTCGTCTACATTTTGTTCTATCGATTGGTAAAAATATGGATCATACCACGTAACCGGATGTATAACCGGATAGACTAAGGTATCCGTAAATACACCTTTTATAATAACGGTTTTCGTTTTATGGTAAATGATTCCTTCTATAAAATCATATCCCGAAGTATCTTTAAGAATGGTTTCCAAGACTTGCTGTACCTTTGCATAGTGTTTTATAGTTATACACTGTAATGTTACATTTGGTTTTACTTTTATTATAGTCATGACTACATCTACTATTGTCCCCAATGTTCCATACGATAAAGGTAAGGCGGAAAATAATATTGGATCCGTTTCCTCGGTTACCTTTCTTATCTCTCCATTTCCTAATACAACCGTATACTCCTTACATTGTAAAGGAAACAACCCATAATGCACCGACGAAGATTCTAACCCCGCTCCGGCTATCAAACCACCTACGGTTAAACTTTTAAATTCCGGCACTACAGGTAACGCATAACCCAATGGATACAAATAATTCATTAGTTTACCCATGGTTATCATGGCACCTACACGAACCGTTTTTGCTTTTGTATTTAAATGTATAATATCATCAAACGGATTTGTAATACGCACACAAGCGGCTTTATACGTTGTGGTACTTCGTAGGGTCATTGCTTCATCATTGCTGCGACTTAATACAATTTCTCCTTTGACCGTTTTATACTGTTCGGCAAATGCCTCCAACTTGTGTTGATGCCCTTTATACAAGATAGTCGTATCAACATAACTTTTTTTATCAAAGATCGTCATAAATCGTTGCCGTTTGTGTAAAAAAAATAGGAAAATATGTAATACACATACGTAAAAATGAAATACCGTTACCATATCTTCATCATACATTTATGTTACACCTTATTATTAATTACTAGTTGTAACTTATTGATTGTAATACTCTACTACCTTTTTCAGGGAACATTTTTCGTAATCCTCCTTAAACCCTTTTAACGACTTAAAACTAGGCTTACCCATAGTGGGTGTTTTATAATATATGTAAGCACCATACCTTCCGGTCCTTATCGACATATCCTTTGTAATCTCACGAACAATAGCCTTATTTATCGAAAGAACTGAATTTACAACCATATCATAAGTAATGTCACATTCTGCTACATCCCCCAATGTTTTTAAAGATCTTTTTTGTTCTCCCCACTCTACATACAACCCAAACTTGCCCTTTTTTACATACAACGGTGATCCTTGATACTCGCCCAACTCACGACCCTTTGTATCTTTTACTTCTACTATGTCTTCCAACGATAAACTGCCTGCTTTTAATGCCTCCATGTCCAAATCCTTTTTTACCGCCTTAAACGATATATCCTTTTTATCTCCTGTTGGACTATACTTGAGCACCGGTCCATACTTTCCTATAATATACGTATGATACTCGTCTATTGCTATACTCACCTTATCACTTACCAACTCTCTTGAGGCGTGTTGAATGTCCTGATAACACTCTCTACATAATTCATGCCAAATCTCTTCTGCTTTGGCTATTTTATCCAACCGATCTTCCATTTGTTTTGTGTATCCATACTCAAATAAATCGGGGAAGTGCTTTATCAAAAACTCTACCACCAAATATCCCGTCGGCTGTACCACTAGTTTGCCTTTTTCATTACCAAATTCACGCTGGGATATGGTTTCTTCTATGGCATCGTCTTCTAATACATAATCCGTGCACGAAATAGCTTTTCCTTTTACGTTTTCCTTTTTTACATACCCTCGCTCTTGTATCTTATCCAACAAGGATGAAAAGGTAGAGGGACGACCTATTCCCTTTTGCTCCAAAAGGGAAATCAACTTTGCTTCCGTGTAATGCGATTTCAACTCTTTCATGGTGACCTTGCTTTCTATTTTTTTATATTCTATGGTATTGTTATTTTTTAAAGACAGTAAATGAGGATAAATAGGATTGTCTTCTTCATATCCGCCTACTGCCTTCCATCCTGGAAATACGACCTTTTCCGTACTATAACGATATTGATGTGATTCGTAACTTGTAATGGTCGCCGTGAGGGATAGATATTGAGCGGTTGCCATGCACGCTTCCATGGTTGTCCGCCAGATAAGTTGATACATTTTCTTTTCCCGCGGTTCCATGGTATCATGCACTTTTTCGCGTGTAATATCCGTAGGACGAATGGCTTCGTGGGCTTCTTGAGCGGTTGACTCTTTTTCTTCTTCCTTTTTTGATTTTTTCGATTTTTTCGATTTTTTAACTGGTTCCTGCGCTCGTTCACTTAACTCCATCAAATTTTCACGAACATAGTTCTCGCCATATTTCTCTTTGATACACGGTTCCACCGTCTCCAAAAACTCTTTACTCAACGTTTTACTATCTGTCCTCATATACGTAATATAACCTCCTTCATACAACTTCTGACATATCCTCATGGTATCCTTTGGCGTTATATGCAACACTGAACTCGCCGTCTGCTGCAACATGCTTGTTGTAAATGGAGTAGGGGGCTGTTTTTTTGTTTCCCTTGGTTTCTGACAACTATACACGTGGTCTAGATTAACCGACTCTTCTAGAAAGGTTTCCATGGGTCCTTCTGAATCATAATGATGGTTTAATTGAAACGGTAGATTTAAACTCGTAAAATAACCAGTGGTGTTATACACCTTTTTACCCGGCGATTGATCAATGTCTTTTTGATTATCATACACTAAACGCAATGCCGGGGTCTGACACCTCCCTGCCGACAATCCTTCTTTTGTATGACGGGATATGTGTTCCCACAAGATGGGACTAATGGTATATCCTACCACAAAATCTAAAATTTGACGGGCTTGTTGCGCATATATCGTATTCATATTGATTCGGGTTGGGTTTTGCACCGCCTGCGTAATCGCCGGCTTTGTTATTTCATGAAACAAGATACGTTTCGTGGTTTCTACCGACAACCCGCACACCATGCAAATGTGCCACGCGATGGCTTCGCCTTCCCTATCATCGTCCGTCGCCAATATCACTTCTGTGGCACGACCACACTCCGATATAAGACGTTGGATTTGTTGTTGTTTTTCCGGCAAATGCACATACACCGGCCTAAATTGATGTTCAACATCTATACATCGTAACCCACGAGAGTTATCTAAACCTTGAATATGACCATAACTCGCAATACAACGATAGCCATCGCCTAGATAACTCTCTATTTTTTTACATTTAGCCGGAGATTCTACTATAACAAGGGTCTTACCCATTTGATACTTCTATTACGCACAGTCTTTTTATTTCAATTTATAATATTATATGTGACTGCAACTCTGGATGTTGTTTAACATTACAATCTGACATTTTAAATTACAATACTTACAAAAATTATCTATAAGATTAAACATAATAGGATGATCTCTATACCGTATATACTCAATGAAAAAAGGTCGAGATAAATACTTTGCATATTCTCTGGATACTTTGCTTAATGCAAATATCGATTCATTTAAAGAAAATTCGGATACATAATATACAATATCTTCCGGCATTTTATCCATGACTCTCCTTTTTATACATACAATATAGTATTTTCTCGCCAATCGATTGTTTAGAATGTATTTTAAACCCCAATGATGTTATTTCGGGAAAAAACACATCACAGTCATAGCATTCGTCAATCTCTGTGGCGTGTATTTCATCTACAATATCCATCTCCAAGGCCATTTTATAGATTTCAGCACCACCGATGATCCATAGGTCTTGGTAGTTGTTTTGGCGAGAAAATTCAAGAACAGATTGTAAGGATTTAAAGGTTTTTGCATTTGTTGTATCCATGCTGACATGGTTTGATACAATAGCATTAAACCGCTTAGGAAGCGGTTTTTTCGGTAAACTATCCCAGGTTTTCCTTCCCATCACAACCATATTACTATTATTACCTTTAGTTAAGGTTGAAAAATGTTTTAGATCCTGGGGAATATGCCAAGGCAGAGTGTTGTTTTTCCCTATACCATTACCTTTACAATAAGCTACAATTACTTTAATGCCCATTATTGTATAAATATTATATGAATACTTTATATATATACTACAATGGATAATGATATCTATGTTATTAATTTAATGCAAGAAAATGTTGTTTTTACCACCTATGCATTTGTAGGTGATACTAGTATTTCTAGAGAGGAATTTCAACAAAAACGTGATACACATTTAAGTTATCTAAAACAACATTTAACCGTCACCGAGGACATATGGCAAAAACACAGCAGCGAGAACTTTGAAAATGTAATCATGATTCAAGAGTATATTTTACCAGAAGATACTATTTATGCCATTAAACTAAAACTATTTCACGCCATGCAAAGCAAAGCAACCACGGAAATTGGTGTAGAAGATCTTTATCTATATTGCGAGAGACTACAAAGCTTAAACGTAAAACACGTCTATCAACTATTAACAAACAATAAACGCGAAGTATTGACAAAAGAAATGGTAAGAGACTATGTTTTAAATTATACGTGTGTAAATGCATTTGAAAGCGACAAAGACGGATTTACGTTTGACGAATTTATAAATGAACCCTTGGTGAATAGTACTTGTGGGTTTACTACACCACTAGGATATAATCACTTACAGTCTTATTTTACGGCTAATCCTAACAAAATCACTAGTTATGATATAAACAGATGGATCAAAAAAGACATTGTATATCAACCAAAACAATTATTATTAGAAGTAGGACAAATAAAAAGCAATACGCTTTACGTTTGTATAGCCGAAACCTTGATAGGACTCCATAAAGAAAAAGGCTTAGAAGAGATGTATACCTTTAAGTTATTTTATCCCGAGTTATATCGCCGACAAATCACTACACAAGACACTATGTTACAGTCTAAAATAGATCGATATGAAAAAACGAAAACTCAATATGCGCAGATAAAACCTCAATTCTCTAGTTTAACGGCTATTCACGACATTTATAAAAAACATAAAGACCATGTACCTTATAGTAGAGAGGGTATTAAAGATTTAAAGGTTATCTACCATCCCCCGCTGTCGTTTGATATACCAATTCATTTAATCTTTAAAATAATCCATAGTTCTAACTCCATGCCCATGGTTAAATTTAATCCTGGGAAAAAACAAGAAAATCTATACCGACTGTTTACAGACGAACGTATCACCGAAAATGGAAGACAATTACCCATCTTACCTAGATCTAAATTATTACAGTTAATTAAACTAAATACAAGCAAACAATCCGTAGTGTGTTATTGTATGAATAAGGACTATTTACTTACCTTTGAATTTAATTCTCTAGGAGACATAATTATTCACTACACAACTGAACTAACCACTCAAAAACAATCTATACTTAAACCTATAGAGTTTATTGAAGAACAAATAAATGAACATTTAACACCTATTCTAACCACGATTAATAGCGTGATTACACAAAGCGGTATACAGTATACTATATTTGATTCGGTGATATATAACCCCTATATAGAAGTATTAAACGGAGTCTATGAATATCAAATTGAAATACAAGATAATATGGATTTAACTCCTTATATAAACTGTTTGTCCTCCTTCTTAATTGTTGAATCACCTACATTAAACAAAGGTATTGATCTTACCTTTAAACGTGTTCCACATTACAATGAGCATAATGATAAAGACCGATTGATTTTGAATTTGGTACATCAAAAAAAATCGTTGCGTGAAATTAAACACTTGTTAACTAAAAATTTTAAATTAAGTATAGAACAAAGTGAAACGGCCATTAATACGTGCCTTCAAAACGCGCAAACAGAGATAAGTGTATTTGGTAAACAAAAAACCACCCTAAAAGATCATCCTGGTATAGATATAAGCATAGAACGGCAAAATTTAAGTTATCAAACGAGTATTGTGGTTAAAGACATATCGCACATTGATTATTTCTTTATTATTCACAAATATATTAATAGTTTATTTTATTTAACACACTACCCCACACCTCAAAATGAACTATTGTGTCCACCAGAATTGACATCTACGGTAAATATTATTCCTCCTACCTCTCAACAATCTCGCATTCTAACCAACCAAACTACCAATATTAATGATCTTTTATATGATGATGACGATGAAGAAGACGAAGATGATGCACTTGGAACCATAGATGAATTTGAGGACGAGGATGACGAGGATGATATGGAGGAGGATGGTTATTTTTTATTTAGTTATGGATCTAACCATACACAACAATTAGAAGAACGGCTTAATCGCTCACCCATTCAATGCTATAAAGGTTTTATCGACAATTATGAAAGAATTTTTGGGGGAAACTCACAAACTTGGAATGGTGCCGTTGCTTCTATTATTGAAACGCAAGGTGAAATCTGTAAAGGTGCCTATTGCAAGGTATCTCAAGAAGAACTAAACACTTTGGATGACATGGAAACAACGTATACACGTATAGAATTGCCGGTTACCACCGAAAATGATACCATACTAAATGCTTGGACATACATTAAAGAGGATACTGAATGGAACGACCATCCATCGAAAGCCTATTTAGAGGCGTGCTATAAAACCATCCAACCTTTTTGGGACGATACAACCATAGTCGTAAAAGATGAACAGACTACTGTTAAGGGTATATATAACGCAACTGAAAATTCCTATTCGGAACAAGATAGCAATGCTTCTTCCCTAGAGATTACTGGAGATCAACTACAAATAGAAGAGTCTAGTGATTCAGAACCTCAAGAAAGCACTAAGGAAACATCTCCTTTGGAAGTGGGCGACCAGGTAAACATTGAGAGCTCTAGTCCTTCCCCCACACAAGTAGAGCCGGGATCGGATGCCGTCATGGGTGAGGACCAGGTAAACATTGAGAGCTCTAGTCCTTCCCCCGCAGAAGAAGAGTCGGGATCGGATGCCGTCATGGGTGAGGACCAGGTAAACATTGAGAGTTCAAGTGAATCACAATCTGATGACTCGGATGCCAAAGGTTCAGATACCGAGGGTTCAGATACCGAGGGTTCAGATACCGAGGGTTCAGATACCGAGGGTTCAGATACCGAGGGTTCAGATACCGAGGGTTCAGATACCGAGCAAGAAGAGGCATCTACATCGGACGATGAAAGAGAGGAGGAACCACAACGAGGAGGAATGAAGCAACAATCTAGTTGGCAAGGTGTAAAATTATCTAGTCCTGGACCATTTGCATTATATGCACAGGAATTAGATGAAAATCTGTATAAACCTATAAAAGAACTGGATAAATCTACCAATGATATGTATCTAACTAAACAAGGGGCTAAAACATATAGTTATGCCAGAGCGTGTCCATCTAATTTAAAGCGACAACCGGTCATTTTAAGTGAAAAAGAATATCAAAATTTAATAAAATCAGATCCAGAATATACCTTGATTACGGAGGAAAATTTTGAAGACATTAAAAAAATGAATCCTAATAAGTATTCTAAATTAATATTAAAATATGGTAGTGATCCCAATAATATGTTTTACTACATTTGCCCTAGATACTGGTGTTTAACTGAAAATAGACCTCTTACACAAGAGCAAGTAGACAATAACGAATGTGGAGGAAATGTCATTAGTCGAGGAGCAAAAAAGGTACCGGAAAATACGTTTATTTATTCTTTTAATAGCGACTATACGGAAGATCCAAAATCTGGTGAACACACCATACAAACCTATCCAGGATTTTTAAAAGGAGAGCAACATCCCAAAGGTTTTTGTCTACCGTGTTGTATGAAAGGTGCTATAGCAGATAAATTTCTTACTAAATTTAAGCCTTGTAGTAAAGGAGGCGTTCCAGAAGATAATGAGCAAGTTGACAATAAAACTCAATTACGCATATTAGCACCGGATAAATTTCCCTTGGAAAATATGAAGTATGGCTATTTAACCTTATCCTTAGAATCCTTTTTAAAAATTAAAAGTTCAGAATTTCAAGATAAAAACAATATTTCCGTGAAATTCAATCATCCAAGTATATTACGAGTTGGCGTAGATAAAGGAAAACATAAACAAGACTCCTTTTTAGGATGTATAGCCTTAGCCTATTCCCTACACACGAAGACCCCTTTGGTAAAACCAGAGGCATTTCGCCAGATACTAGCAGATACACTTACATTAGATCAATTCGTAGAATACTATAATGGTAACTTAGTATCTTTATTTTATAAAGAAAACGCACGACACAAACATACATTACCAAAATCAAAACAAGATGCAACTGTACTTAATTTAGATTTACCAAAATCAACCATAGATAAACTAATAATAAGTTATAATGCTTACAAAACGTTTATACTAGAACATACGCCATTGGATTACGAATATCTATGGGATTATATTTGTGATTTACTGGATTGTAATTTAATTATTTTACATAAATCGAATGATGATATTACGGATAAAATAGAAATCGTTTGCCCTTCCAATGCCTATAGTAATAGTACTTATCATCCTAAGAAAAAATCATTGATTTTGTATCTAGAACATGATACCTATGAACCAATTGTAGAATATACGTTATATAATGCAGCAGCAGCAAAAAAACACAAAAAGAAAACAGATGTTAACCTGTTTTTTCAAGAAAAATATACCCATAAACACATTATTAAATTACTTAAGGATACACATAAAATTTATCAGCATCATTGTAAACCAGTGAAAAGCACTGAAGAAATAGTATTTACACCAAATCTTATCGCCAGTGTTTTACGCGAATATCTAAACATACATCATTATACCGTAGACTATGATATTATTGGATACTCCTTTAAAATAGTAGCGTTTATGGTATCAAAAAACGGAAAGCGTAGTATAGTTCCATGTTATCCCTCGAATATAGAACTAGAGTTACCGTTGCGGTTTATAGAGGACGAAAGAAATTGGGTCCATTATGAAATGTCGCGCGATTTTTTGGTAGAATTATATACCAAAAGCAAAAAAACCAAACATCCGGTACCGTGTAATCCGGTTTCAAAGATCATCGATGAAACCAACCGCATAATAGGAATATATACCATGACCGGTCAGTTTGTGCAGGTAAATCCTGTGGTGCAAAGTGATATAGTAGAGGATAGTTTAATTCCCATTTATTCACAACATAATTACAACGAAGAAGATAAAATGTTTCATTCCACAACTCGTGGTGATGTAAAAAGGGAACAGTTTGTTAGGTCTGTTAAACTTGAACAAGGATTTTATCTTTCTTTTAGAAATACATTGAAATGGCTAGTAGCGGACAACAGTTATCACGAAGATAAAGTAAAGATACAAACCTTGATAAATAGTTCCATACCATATAAAGATAAATTAACTCAAATGGTATCTTTATTACAAAGTATACTAGCCAACTATGTGGTATTTACTTCCATGAAAGATACAAAACAATTAGATCAAATAGAAATGTGTTGTAATAAAATAAACAAAGCTTCGTGTAATAAGACGGGTAGCTTTTGCATCTACTCTAATACGGAGCAACGTTGTACCTTACATATACCCAAAGAAAATTTACAACATAAAAAGGACAATGAAGAACTGTATTATACCAAATTAGCAGATGAATTAATACGATATGTACATTATCAACAATATATATTAAACACGAATAACAGTACAATGCTTCATGATGTGGAGTATAGAATTAACGACAATGAAATCATCCTATTAGAATCCACCTTATTATCCAATTATTTCAAAGATTTAAAACCTACTCACGTTCCTAAAAATATAGTAAATCGTACGTATGATACCACACAACCCTTAGAGACTATTCAGTATGATTTAACGTATATAGATCCACATTCTATGCTAGAGAATAGTATAGAAACACAAAAAACAGAAGGAGAACCCAAAGAAAAACGCGTGTCCACGGAACGAATATCCAGTTGTAAATCTACTACTAAAGAGTTAACTGATTTTTTTAAAAAAAATAAGACTCCTTTTTTCCTACAAGGGTGTAGAGAGGATTTGTATACACATCAAGAAAAAGAAAATTGTGTATTTATTCTCTTTATAGAGATATGCAAAATAAAACAAATCCCTTTTTACACAAAGGCCTACAATGAATCTACAAAAGCAGTACTGTATAAATCATTACAAGGAGTGATAATAAGATATATCACAACATATATACTGGATACTGGTATAGGAGGATTCCAACCAACACATAATAAACATAAACAATTGCAGCTTATTTATAAAACGCAACGTAAACGAAGCTTTGTTAAACAAATAAAAGCCAACATAGACCAGTTTTCTTTGTTAGTAAAGAAACCCGACTATTATTGGACCAATTTAGATTTGTGGATTTTAGCCACCAAAGAAAAAATACCGATTATATTAATCAATAAAAGTGAGTTTTTTGAACTCAGTCATATGGACGTCAAAGTTAAAAATATTCTTTTATTATACCACAATCCTGATTCTACCAATTACATCATTCTACGGCAGGATAAAAAAGCGGAAAACGATGCTTATTTTGGTTATGGTCTTGTCCATAAAGACAACCAGTATTTATTTACGGAAAACACACTACCAGAAGATACTACCATTAAAACCGCTATTCAACAATACATACCTCTAGATAAGTGGTTTACTAGTTTTATTTCTATTCTTTAATCATCGAATAGTTGCGGATCTTCCTCTTCACTATCCATTTCACTATCCATTTCACTTTCGCTTATCATATCACTCAACGCGCGGGCTCCAACCGTTATATCAACTGTTCTTTCCTCTCTATATCTGCCATTTCTAATGTAAGAGGATATACCCTTAAGTTGTTCGTGAGTCATGTCGTTAAAATGTGTTTTCACGGATGTATCGAACGGATTACGAGGTTGTGAACCAAACACGAAAAGGTTAGTTTCTGTTCGATTGGAATATACAAATTTCCGTCCATAGTACGGATTTTCTTGCATAAATAATTTTAGTTTTTTTATTAAAATTGTTTTATTACTGTATTTACTATAAGGATTTAGTCCATATTTTACCTTATGGTGTAATTTAGCGAAAGGCTTAAAATGATACATTAAGTTTTCCCAAGGAAATCTTTCATCAATCCTTAAAGCATACATAGAGGTAATTTTTTTAATTAAATCGTCTCTTAACATTCTACGTATTTCTTTTAAGCACTTGTAATTAGATATAGTGGCGAAATATTTGTCTATGCAATAGTCTCGTATAATAGGTTCATAACTATTCATAAAGGCTTTTACATCACAGTTACACTCTATATATGCTCTAAAAAGACTAGGCATGGTATAAGTACTTTCCTGATAGGCTAGAAAGATATTATATATATTATGTAGTTTAAAGGGAAGATTTGTGTAAGGATTCTTGATGGGTTTGATCTCTAAAAAATAATCGTGACTACAATGGGACAATGCTTCTAGAATTATATTGTAAAGATTCGGTAAATGAAACGGATAAGGTTTACCATGCTCATATAAAGTAACTATAGTAGATGGCTTATAGGTATCCAATGGGATTAACATTAAATCCGTCGTAATTGAACTAGTTAGGCGTTTTTGTTTCCAGAGGATAGCTAGACGTGTAAATGCATTATATGTGATTTGTGAATAGCAAAACAAGAATCGTAAATCCACTTTTACTTTCCGCACAACGAATCTTGAATCATAGACATAATACGTCATAATGTGATATTTACTTTTGTTTCTGGTTTGGTTAAACATATAAAGAACGGTTTTGGTTGCTTTAGGATCTAGTAGGACATCTTTTTGATAAAAATCAAAATGTTTTAACATTATTTGTGTAAATAAACTATTTTCAACTGTGAACATCTATTATTTTATATTGTCATCTTTAGGTTTAAATGCTTTCAATAATATATTTCTAATAAACAAATGGCATTAAAAGATAGATTATATAATCGTAATTACCCAAAACCCATTGAAACGTGCTTGTGTTCCATTTGTTTCTCGCCTTTAACTAATGCCAAAATAGACATATCCACTACTAGGTGTAATCATACATTTTGCACGTCCTGTATAATAAAATCCATGAAGGTCAACAATACGTGTCCCTTGTGTCGTACAGAATTAACTAGTCCAAATAGAAAATTTACTATAAAGTTTAATCGATCAAAACGAATTGTATTAGAAGAAATTCAATACTATAATGCATATATAACGGATCATATAGAATATCTTATGAATTCCATCGAATATCATACAAACGAAAAAACATTACAACCTGGAATAAAAGATACTCTACATAAGGAAATGTTGCAAGTGTTTGAAAACTTTGGTATGGGAATATGTTTAAATATTAATGGTAAATATGCGAATTTTAATGTATATAATACAGGTTCCCCTCTTCAACCTGATTCTCCCATTGAATCTCCACCACCACAGCTCACAAATAGCATTGAACAAGAGAGCGAAGCAATATTATCAGGGGCTATTTCAACGAACGCGGTTAATCAATCGGTTCATTTACCCCCATTATAAAAGTATTTTTTATCTATCTATTTTTTTGCCAAAAAAAACGGATTTTCTCATTTTATAGCCAAAATTTGGGGATAAAAATAGTTTTTCTGAAATCAAAGATATTTTTTTATGTATCGTTCGTTCCTGAAGAAAGTGTTTCCAAATCGCTATGCATTTTTGCTAAAAGTTTTTGAATTGGGTCTTCCATGCCAGGTTCATTTACGATTTTTGTATACGTTAAATATGCCAAAGCAGCATCAAACGTATAGTATGCATCCATGCGCCCTTCCTCTTTAGATACCTTCATGGCTTCCGTTAAGGCGTATGGATTATGGTTTACGTGTTTTAATATGGCGTTTAGTGCGTTGATAAAGTCTTTTGGAAACTGATCCGCCATGCTATTTACTGTTGTATAGATGATTAAAATACTTTATAATCAATTTATGAAAATATAATGTCTCTATACTATACGAATGGTTTTGGAAGGCGGGGCTCGAAAAAAAGAGTGGGCATGTGTTCTTGAAAATGGTGAACCCATGTATTCCAATCGTAGGACAGGTATAAAGTATCCTGTATATTTAAATAAAAAAGGAAGACCTACCTATCGAAATAGTGGGAATGTCGCTTTAGAAGCCAAAGAGTGTCCGCCAGATGTTATTCGTGCCTTGGAAAGTCCACGAGACGATAAAAGAACGATTGTTCATAATACTACATCTAAACAAAAGAGTAAGGATGACAAGGGGGATAATAAAAAACGTGTACTAGGTGTTAAAGAGTTAATCCATATGGTAAAAAAAGGGGAACCTTTGCCAAAAAATAAATCGGTGAGACGTCTTAAGAAATTGTGTAAACTCGCTAGTGAAAAAAACGCATTCGCCAATCAAACCTCGCCTGCCAGGGCTGCTTCGCCTGCCAGGGCTGCTTCGCCTGCCAGGGCTGCTTCGCCTGCCAGGGC